ATACGTATAGTGGTTCTCTATCCGCAGATCACTCCAACTTCTTGGGACAGAACGCAGGTAGAGAAGCGTTGTTAGCTTGTCACTCAACATTCATAGGTAGACACGCTGGTTGTGGTGCCACGAGTGCTTGTCACTCAACATTCATAGGTAGACACGCTGGTTGTGGTGCCACGAATGCTAGTTGCTCCATTGCAATTGGTTCATGTGCGATTCCGACAGGACCGCAACAGTTCATCCTTGGTTCATCCGCGTATCCTCTCAGTGTGTTACCCGGCGACACCATAACCTCATCTGTATCCGTTCTACGGATCGGTGTTAATGGACAATTCTTCAACCTTCCACTACTCGCAATACCTTAAAGTATAGTAAGCTAATCCTAGCTTAAAAATCGAAGTTGTAGTGGAATCCTTCAAACTGTTGATGGAGCGGTCCCAGTATCTTCTTACTATCATCCACCTGTGGTTTGATTACAGGTCTTATGGTGTGTAGATCCGTGAAACCGTGTTCAGAATCATTCTCAACAGTATACTGAGCAACATTATCGAAATCGTGTTCATAGTAGTTCTTATCTAGGAATCGATAGACTTCCTTCATCACCCTTTTTGGATCCGATGTGAGGGTGTCATAATCGAGTAGGTGTATCTTACTACCGTTTCCCCTAATAAAGGCATCTTGTATGGCGTTGAACGTTCCTCCCACCAAACCGTTTCCGTCCATCCACATGTTGATACGGTTCATGATAGTATTCATACTGGGATCGTTCTGCATTGGACTATCAACATTTGATAGCTCTTTTCTGTAAAGCTTCTCCATTGAGGCGAGAATACAGGTCATTTTCCTTGTGGTGGTGATAATCTTGACTGAGTTATCCATACACATTTCCAAGGTTTCAATTAGGGGCATCCAAGCTCTGGATTTGTTGAAAACCACGGGACGGTCAGTATCACTATGATATGATTGTAGAAGACCATTAATGATTGGTATCCTTTTTTGTGGTTTCTCCGATGCTTTCACAATGGGGCTGGTTTTCCAGAATTGGTTGATACCGCTAACAATCTCGGACAATCCACTAGTTGGAGTCACATGAAAATCTGGGTTTTGAGCCAGAATATTACAGAACAGTGTTGAGCCAGATCTTGGCATTCCATTTACGAAAAAAACTTCTTTGTCATTCATGGATTTATTTATTGTATTAGTGTTTTTTGTCAATAAATAGATTCATGAGCAAATTCGCAGTATTTCATATTGAAGGTGGTATCGGAAAAAACGTAGCAGCAACTGCTGTAATCGAAGCATATAAAAGGGAACACACCGATAGACAGATAATTGTTGTCACAGCATGGTCACAGGTATTTGAAAATAACCCAAATGTTGACAGAGTCTATATACACGGTCAGACACCCTACTTCTATAAAGATTACATTTATAATAAAGATGTGGTGGTATTTGCCCATGACCCATACAAGGAAACACCCCATGTGACACAGCAACAACACTTAATTGAAACTTGGTGTGAAATGGTTGGAGTGGGACACAAGGGGGAACTCCCACGATTGAGTATTAACTTTAGGGAAGAGGAAATCGCTAGAAATTTGATGGCCAATGATACTGGAAAGCCTATTCTATTGTTTCAACCTTTTGGTGGACCGGGTAAACACTCACAAGAATTCCCCTACTCTTGGACAAGGGACATCCACCCCGCAATAGCACAATCAATCGTCAACGTATTATCTCAAAAGTATCACGTTGTTCATATATGCTATGATTTCCACCCAACCCTCAATGATTGTGTGAGAGTTGACCAAGAACTACCCAAAAATGTGTTGTTCGCTTTACTCAACAACTCCGATGATAGAATCCTTGTCGATTCGTCCCTGCAACACGCTGCCGTTGCTCTCAATAAGAGATCGACAGTCGTTTGGGTAGCAACTAACCCAACCATCTTTGGATATGAGTTACATAGAAACGTCACACCAAACAAGAGATTTTTAGAGGGAACCAAACACTCCTATCTATTTGATTACAACTTCACTGGTGATATCGGGGAATGTCCATACAATAACCCCAATGAGATTTTCAATGCCAGTGATATTATCGGCACTATGCTCGATTAATAATATCCACCGTAAACATCACCATCGTTACCGCTGGTCGATTCTGGGAATATGTCTGTTTGGACTACTTCATCAACATCACCATCGTAGTTTTTATTGTCATCGATGTCGGATGATAGTTCTGGGAACATAGTGGAACTAAGCTTACCAAAGTAATTGTTATCAGCGATTTGCTTATTCTCAGCTTCTCTAGGTTCATTGGTGGTGAAGTCGTTTTCACTACGAACACCTCTCAGTCTCCAGATGTAGTGACCCATCACTGGATTTAATTGACCAGCGTCTTGATCCAACACTTCAGTGATTTCAAATATTTTAGCACCCCTATCATTTGGTCTATCACAACCAAGCGCAGTTATCACAACCTTATCTTGGGATTTGGGTTCCACCACTCTGGTAGTCCCATTATAAGCACTCAATCCACTAAATTTGTTTGTGAAGTCAGTTATGTGTAGGTATAGTGTTATAGTATCTGGTGAGTCAAATCCTCCCAGAGCGTATATCGGTGATTCTTCTTCCAGTTGCACGTATGCCTTGATGGTGGTCGGTCCCAACCAATACATGGTAGTATGTTCACCATAAACAATGTTCATCGATTGGGGATCGAAGTTATTCACATAGTAATCCACTTCAATACCGAAATTATTGATAAGTTCATCAAACCCACCATCAAATATGGCTCTCTCGGCTTGATAGTCTGAAGGATCCGCAAAACCAGCGCAGTCTCTATCGAATACACCAGCAAATAGGTTCGATGGTTCTAAACAAGATAACGGTGTGGCATAACATCCCATATTACTTCTCCTCCTTTGTTATCTCCACGATTTTCCCACATGGTTGTCCATGATTATTCACGAACATTTTTAAAATTTGATTTGAGTTTTTTCTTTTAACTTCTTTACCGTCTTGAAATTCGATACCGTTCAAATCCCCCAGTTCTTTGTAGAGATCATCACCGATTAGTATCTCTCCTGCTTTCCGCATTTTTTCGTAAGGACCCTTATTCCAAGGGATTTTCCTAGACATCGGATCTATAGTAATGTTTGCCCCTTTTTTATTACTGGGGTGGACACTAGCCTTTGCTGTGCCTGTTGCATCATTGTGTCTATACTCTAGAAAGAATTCTACGAAAGGTTTCATCAATAGTATTTAACAAAAAAGGGGAGTCATAATGACTCCCCTCTTAGGATATTTATTTTTGTTTAATTCAACGGAAGAAGTCTTCCGCTTGTCTTAGATCAGAAACTTTGTTTTGTTTGCCCATATCAGGTTGTTTAGCACCTTTGAGAGCGTGACCATGATCACCGTCATTACCGACTTTATCAGTAGTTCCAACGACCTTGGTAGTTTGATTCTTTGGTTGTGGTTTACCTTTGACTTTATTGTTTTTACCATCGTCAGGTTTCTTAGCACCTTTGAGAGCGTGTCCTTCAGTTCCATCGTTACCGACTTTGTCAGTAGGAAGAGCGTTTTCTTCATCCTCATCATAGGACATTTCATCGTCATCTTCTTCCATGTCTTCTTCAGGTGCGTCATCGAAATTGTCTTCGAAATCGAGGTCTCCCTCTTCTTCGCCGCCTTCATCGAGGACACCCATTAAAACTTCATGAAGTTGGTTAGCAAGTTCTCTATCTAGGGTGATAGTTACTTGGTCGCCTTCATCTTCAAATTCTCCATCACCGAATTCATCGTCATCGGGTGCGTCACCTAAACCGAGAGCATCAATCTCTTGGTTTTCGTATTCTTCACCCATAACGGATTCGTACAACTCATCAAATGCTGATTTTTTTGTCATAAACTTATTTAGTGTTCGTTTGGCAATTTTTTTACATTCTTTAACGATATCTTCTTCTGCTTCCTCATTTTGAGCACCCTTTGTCAATCTTTCGAGTTCTGCTGTGATATTTTTTCTATCTTTATCTGATAGGTCATCATCTTTTAACTTGTTTTCTAGTTTGGTGATAGGATCCTCGGATTCTTCATCCTCATCCATACTGAGATGGTCTGGATCGTCCAATACTTCATGGTATCCATCAGCATTGTTAGGACCGTCCCCCTCGACACCATACATACCCATAAAGGCATTTTTAGGTTGTTTGGGGACTTTTTTAGATTTGCTAATGTTGTCATTAGCACACATTCCACAGTCTTCTTCTACAACACTGACACCCTTGAAAAGGTCTCCATACATGTCACCGAGAGTAACGCTATCTTTTTTGGTCATACATATATTTATCCGATCTGTTTAAATATTATATAGAATGCCACCAAAAAACAAAAAACAACAATATATGGGTAACCCAGATCTACCCACAGCAAACGCTGTTCACGAATATACACCCGAAATGGTGGACGAGCTTGAAAAGTGTAGAAACTCCCTATTATATTTCGCTGAAAACTACTTCTACATCATCGATCCAGATGAAGGTAAGAAGGTTATTCCACTGTTTGAATACCAGAAAAGACTCGTTCAAGCGTTGGATGATAATAGATTTAATATTGTTCTCTCTTCTCGTCAATCGGGTAAAACTACATGTATGACCATATTGGCTCTACACGAAGCCTGTTTCAATGAGCATAAGAATGTGGTTATTGTGGCGAACAAAGAGGATACAGCAAAAAATATATTTAAACGTGTAAAATTGGCATATCAGGAATTACCGAATTGGTTGAAGCCGGGTATCAAGAAGTGGGGCGACACTGGCGTTGAGTTCGCTAATGGTAGTGAGATATCGATATCCACCACTACTGGTAACGCTGCTCGTGGTAAAACCATTAACCTTCTTCTACTGGACGAACTCGCCTTCATTGAGCCTGAGAGTATCGTTGAGGATTTCTGGAGATCTGTATACCCCACAATTTCCAGAGCGAAGACTTCAAGGATTCTCATCACATCGACTCCCCATGGAGTTGGTAATTTATTTTATAGAATTTATACAAGTGCTCTTAAAAAGGAGAATCGGTTCCATTACGAGAGAATCGATTGGTGGGAAGTGCCGGGTAGGGACGAGACGTGGAAAGAGGAACAAATCAAAGATCTTGGATCATATGAGTCTTTCCAACAGGAGTATGGCAACGAATTCATCGACAACAGCCAAACATCCATCGATCAGGAACTTTTCGAGAAATTATCACAAGAATGTTGTGAGCCGCTGCACATATTAAAGGATGGTGCATATAAGATATGGGAAGAATATAATCCCGAAAATATATATGCCATTGGTGGTGACGTGGCTGAAGGTGTTGGTCTGGATGCTAGTGTTCTTGAGGTGTTTGATATCACTAATCCAAAGGAAATCCTCCAAGTTGCGGAATATCACAACAATAAGATAGGACCCTCCGAATTCACAAACGTAGTCAATGAAATCGCTAGTCACTGGGGTAGTCCACTATTATTAATAGAGCGTAACAACCAAGGAACTGGTGTGTGTGACAGGATGAATGATGAATTTATATATCAAAACTTGGTATCTTGGGGTTCTAAAGTAGCACACAAAAATACACAGAACGGTATGATATCCCACATCAATACAAAATACAAGGCGGTATTGAATATGCGTTATTTCGTAAATGAATCACAAGCAATTAAATTTAGATCCATGGAATGTCTAAAAGAATTTAAAACCTTTATAAGATATCCCAATGGTTCTTGGAAAGCAAAAGGCGGAGAACATGATGACAGAGTCATGGCTTCTGTGTGGGCTTTGATGGCTCTCTTTAAAGATATCACTGAGATGTATTTCGAAGTTGAGGAAGTCGATGAATGTGACAAACCACTCAAAATATTACCAATCGACATGGAATTGCACCGTTACAGACCATCGACATCGATATATGATAACGAGGAAGTCAAAAGAATTGAACATTCCAATATATCTCCCATAGTTTTTGGTGGTGTGGGTTCCATGGCAATGAATGATATGGCTGAATTGGAGGCTGCTGGTTGGGAATTCCCCGAAAACTCCATCCATCGTAATCCAGATAGAAATGTTTCTGCCGATGATTGGGCGACCATTGACAAATACTTCGGCTAACTGGTTTGATCCATTGACAATCAGTTAGCACTTCATTTCCTAGAAAAAAACAAACCATGATGGGTAAATGGTGTTAAATATTTTTAATGCCAACGGAAATTAAGCAGTCGTATTTGAATAGAGCGAGGACAGATAAGTTCCTCCTCGTATTCGACCTCCCTCCTATTTTAAAACAAATTCAGAGGAATTATACGAGAGATAATGATACCATCATACCTGATAGTGTGCAGTTTAGTGTGTATAATGCCGCACTACCGGGTGTTACCGTAAAGGGAGTCGCCACACGATTTGCTGGTGATACTCTATATGTATCCAGTCACAGTAAAGACCCATACCCCCCCGTAAATCTAAAATTTGCAGTTGACGGTGGATATAACAATTATTGGGCTATCTATCAGTGGTTAAATCTCCTTCATGACGAAAAAACTGGTCAATTCAATGATTTGGGTATTCGTGTTGATGGCAATTTCTCCGATTATCAGACTGATATATCTCTATATGGTATTGATGAATATGACGAGAGAGTAATCGAATTTAAATATACCAAGGCTTTTCCTACCAGTCTCGATGAATTGGTATTTCAACAACAAGCGACTGGTGATGTGGAATTACAATCAGGCTTCTCATTCCTATTTTCACAGATGCATATACAGCTACTGGATTGTGATAGATACAATCAAACTTTGACGTGAACGGCATGGAATAAATATTATCTATACTTAATTTGAAAATTTCAAGCTAAAAAGGCTAAATAATTCCATGCGAACTCCCTGTGTTGAGATTAATGACATTCCTTACCACGGTTACGTTTATATGTGGTGTGATAAAAAGAGAAATAAATATTATATAGGATCACACGGTGGTAGCGTGTATGATTCGTATAAGTGTGGTAGCAAAATGGTTAAAAATGTTATAGATAAAAGACCACACACCACAGATATGATAGTGTTAGAATACTACTATGGTGAGTGTAGAAAGGAATTATACACTTTAGAAGAGAGATGGTTAAAATTCTACGATGTCCAAAATAATAGAAATTTCTATAATTTTAAAAACCAAGCTAGGGGTGGAGTGGGAGCATTCAAACATAAGGGAAAGATGAGGAGCGAATATACTCCAAATTGGGCAGATAACAGAAAAGGTAAAACCATAGATGAGATATACAAAGATCCTGAAAAACAGAGAGCACGGTTGAGCAAGACAATGACAGATTATTATGATAAACATGGACACGGGGTAAAATATGGAAAAAAACATAAAAGTGATTCCAGAAGGGGTAAAACAGTGGAAGAGATATATGGTTATAGAAGAGTAGTGAACCCCAATAAACCATTTATAATAACTATACAGGAAAAAAATAAACCACCATACGAGGTTTTATGTCTAAATGAAAAAGAATTCCATGAAAAAACAAATTTAGAAGATTCCAGTCTAAGAAGATTAAAAAATAATGGTGAAAAGACAATACAGAGGATTTTACCATCAACAAGACATCAATACACCAAAGGGACTATACTTAAATTCAAATTTGTGGAGCATAAAGACTAAATAATTCCATGCGAACTATTACATCACCCGGGGTAGAAATCTTCGAAAGAGATTTATCTTTAATTGCACCACAGAATGTGGGAACCAATGTTTTCATTACTGGCTTTACTAATCAAGGACCATCTGATGAGGTCTTAAAGATAACCACCAGAGACGAATTGGAACAGATATACGGACCCCCAACAAACAGTGCAGAAAGATACTTTTACTACTCCGTAAGAGAACTATTAAACTCTCCAGCCAATATCTTCACATTCCGTTTACCTTATGGTAACGGTAGTGGTGACGGTTTCGGCTCACAACACACTGCTCTGGTTTATCCAGTGGTTGCTGCCACACCTACTGGCACTTCAACCACCACAAACCTTGATCTTTCCGCTGCAACTTACTTCCTCGGAAAACCATCTCAGATCACTCTAACCGAGTCGGAATTTGACCAAGCAATGGAAGGAACTCTCTTCGACTGGTCTTCTACCGCTGAAGATCTCTCCGCTTTCGCATCCGACAAATCAACTGCTCTCGCAGCAATGGGTGGTGCTGGTGTTATCGTTCTTGATAAAGCACAAACCACCATCAATAGCCAATTTGAAGGTTATTATGTCGGTCTTGCTGATAACGTGAACCTCAACCCAGCGACCGATTACGATGCAATCACTAGGACTTATACTACGAGTCTTACTGCTGACGTTCATTCCTCTTACACACAGATTCCTAACGGAACTCTACAATTCGGCCTTTCGTCCACACCTACTGGTTCTGTTGATAGCATTTCTCAGGTGATGGAACACCTCACCCAATACAATATTGATGGTAGAGAAGACGATGACCTTCTGAATGTGGGTGTCTTTAAGCTCCGTAAGAGCATCTATGCCACTGAAGCCTTTAAACTGGACTATGTGCTTGATGATGCGATTGTTGGATCCATTGATACCTTCAGAACTCAACTCAATCCTAATGGCGGTCCCGCAGTTCCATTCTTCTTGGAAACTCAAGACACCAATTCAAGAAACGTTGAGATTCTGGTCAACCCATACATCTCCAACAGATTCAGTGAAAGCTCACTAAATTCTGCTGGTCTTCCTCAGAAGAAAGTGCGTGTGGTTACTGAGTCTCTACTCGGAACTTCCTATAATAGCATTTCTTCCGCTCTTGGAACCACACAACAAGCCGTTTCTGGTCTTGAAAGTGAAGTCGGAACCGCTAACGCTCTGTATCCTCTCGGTGCTTATACACCAGTTAAGATGACACAGAAAACCGTTGGTCAAATTCCTACTAAGATCAACAGAGCGTTGGATAGTATCAGAAACGAAGAGGCATATGAAATTGATGTTCTAGTCGAAGGTGGTCTTGGAACAGTGTTCTCAATGGCTTCTGCTGCTGGAACCACTTACTACGATGACACACTCTACACTACCACTCTTAAAGATAAGGTAGACACACTGAGAACTTCGGGCGATATATTCAACGATGCGGTGGCAACCGACATCAGAGGTAATTACAGTGCGGTCTTTAACCAGTTTGAAAACTTCTGCAACCTTCCATCCAATACGGGTGGTAGAGGTGACTGTATGTTCATCGCTGACCCAATCAGACACTTTTTGATTACTGGTAGAAATACCAAGATCCTCTCTGATAGAAGTAAGATTTTCCAAACCGATGTGTATTGGCCAATCCGTCACCAGTTCGAACTGGAGAATACCTCATATGCTGCGACCTACGGTAACTGGGTTCAAGTCTATGACGAATTCACTGGTGAGAAAGTCTGGTCTCCATTCTCTGGTTTCCAAGCTGCGATCATCGCCAGAAGTGATGCTGCCGAATTCCCTTGGTCAGCACCTGCTGGTTATAACAGAGGGTTACTCACCTCATCTGCTCTTGACATTGCGGTTAATCCTAACCAAAAACAAAGAGACGAGATGTATAAGGCTAACATCAACCCTGTAATGTTCTCAGCATCTCAAGGAATGGTAGTCTTCGGACAGAAAACTCTAACTCGTAAACCAAGCGCATTTGATCGAATCAATGTTCGTAGATTGTTCTTGGCACTCGAAAGACCTACCAAGAAGGCTGCTAAGTTCTTCGTATTCGAACCAAACAACGAGTTCACCAGAACCCGCTTCGTAAACGTTCTGACTCCGATCTTCGAATTTGCCAAGCAAAATGGTGGAGCGTATGATTACTCAATCGTTTGTGACGAAAGAAACAACACCCCCGAAGTGATCGACAACAACGAACTGAAGGTAGACATCTTCATCAAACCAACGAGAACCGCAGAGTTCGTCCTCGTGACCTTCACGGCAACTAGGACCGATGCAAATTTCGATGAGTTGATCTAATAAAAATATAAAAATAAATCAAAAAAAAAGCCGATCAGAAATGATCGGCTTTTTTTGTTAAATAATACTATGAAGAAGAAAGATCAAGAAGCCATGGCACTGTTGTATACCGAGAATTCGGATATGTCAGAATTTGAGACCAGTGCTCCATATAAAGAACAGGAACCGTTTGAAGATGTTAATCAAATTGAAGAGGTCGTTTTTAAAATGATCGAATCTTTGAAAAACATGCAATTACCATCAAACGTAATCATGGGAATGATTCAAGATATTTCAGACCCACATAATAGTGAAGATGTTAAACAGGCATTGTTAAAAATTAAATCGACCATATAATATTGTGCGAGAAGATTTAGAAAAGGTGTAAAAACTTCTGACCCTTTTTTGTTAAATAATATTGTGAGAGAAGATTTGGAACGACTATATTTTAAGATGTTGGAGGAGAGGGTTGTTCCCACGGACTTTATACACTATAAAGAGGACGATTTTGTCGATTTTGATGATGATAATTTGGATTATAAGTATAATGCGGTTACCCCAAATCTAGACAAAATGACCCTTAAAGACTATAATAAGAAACAGATCGAATCTTTGAAGAGATATTTCAGGAATAAGATGAACATCCATGGTGATGTGTCTGAGTCGGAGATAATGGAGTTTATTAAAAAATTAATAGCCAATCGTCCTGAAGTGATGATGAAGACTAGATTACATCTGGCAGCATTGGAACCAGAACTTTTCAAATACACTAGATAATTTAATTCGTTTTGAAAAAATCGACCTCGACCACTAAATAATATTAACAACAATTATACAAAATGTCAACTACTATCGAGAATTTTATGAATCAGGCTTCGCAAAAACAATTTGCGAGAGATTTCCTGTTTCGGGTAAAACAAATAAACATCACTGGACTATCCCTAAACGGAGAGACCGATCTTATCTATGCTAGATCTGCTACTTTACCGGGACGGGACATCGAAAATAAACAAGTCAATTACTCTGGACAGACTTTCAATATTCCCGGTAAATCCAGCTATCCAAACGCTGAAGGTTGGAGCGTTGAATTTTACTTGGATCAAGGTCTTGATATTAGAACCAAGCTTGAGAAAGCATCGAGGGTTCTTTTCAATAACGAAGATACTACTGGTAATATTTGTATGCCCGGTTATGAGTCGATTATTACTCTAGACGTTCTTCAAATTCCGTGTCAAAGAGGAAGTAATGTTACTTCTGGTAATGCACTGGAAACTATCAAAACTGTTGAATTGGTTGGTGCGTCTCTTAGAAACATTGGAGAGATTTCATACTCCATTGCAGACGGAACTGGTGAAGTCTTGAACTTCCCCGCTACCTTCTCCTACCACTTCTACAAGGATTTCTCCTAATATAGCTAATATCATCGATTGATGCGTCTGCTAGTATTAAATAATACTAATGGCAGATCACCCACAAATCAACGATTTCCTCCAAGCCTTTTCAAGCGAGGAAAAATATTGCTTATCGATACCCGTATTATGGTCGGTTTCGATAGATGGTGTTTCAAATGGATCTATAAACAGTATTTTAGCATCTGCTGGGGAAAAGTGGAATGCTTCCACATCTCCGAATGATATGACTAAGAGTGGGACTATCTTACCCGCTCAAGCGGTTACTCTTCCACAAGAGTCTTCGGAGTTTTCATCCATGGTGACTGGTGGAGGGCTTGGAGGGTTCCTTCCCGGTTATGCAATGAACAACAGAACCGATTTCTTGAGTAGAAGCTTCTCCGTGAACTTCTTGGAAACTAGAGACGATCTGGAACACGAATACTTTCGTCCTTGGATGATTGCTTTAGGTATCAACGGTTTGATTGAAGACGGTAGTAACCTGAAAGCTACCATAACCGTCAAACAGTTCACTAACCAAGGAGTATTTAGAAAAGGCTTTAGGTTTAAGAAAGCATTTCCCACCGCTGTAGAGGGATTTACCCTAGACTACCAGAATACGGATTTCCCCATTAAGAGTGTGACATTCGCTTGTCAGAATTACGAGCAGATTTAATTACCAGTGCTACCGAAACCACCCTCACCACGTTCTGTCTCGGAAAGCTCTTTCACGTGTTCTATTAGGTATCCTTCTTCACTTCTCTTCACGAGTTGGAACTGTGCTACCCTATCACCTATCTCATATGGGGGTAGGTCTTTGATGATATGGTAGAACACTACTTTATATTCTCCTCTATAATCCTCATCACCAGTCCCCACACCGTTGCTTAGTAACATACCCGTTTTGTGTATAGAGCTTCTTGCTCTGATATCTAGCTGTGTCCCCCTCGGAAGCTCTGCGGAGAAGCCTAGACCGTATTCCACTCTACCGTCACCATATTCCTTTTTTGAACAGGCTACCACATCCCAACAAGCGTCAGAGAGGTGTGTTTTTGTGATTGCTGCTCTTTCATCCAAAGTTTTGATTTTAAATATTCCCTCGATCATTTTGATGTCATCAAGACCGAGTTCATCTGTAGTTACTATAATTTCGTTTTCCATATTGCAATATATACCATTCACCGTAAATAAATCAAGATGAAAATAACATTCAAAGACCTAATGAGGGTATCTGAGAGCTTGGAGGCGCGTGATGAGCAGTTCTTCATAGACTATCTGAACCGATTTGAGGGCGATAATGTATTTTATAAATTTAAAAATATATTAAAAGCTTGGGAGCGTGATGTTTCTTATGAGATAAGTCTAGGATCCAGTGAGAAAACATTCTCTCTACAATTATCATACCTCCTCTCGGTGTTGGTGGATATCGACATGGATCCAATGCTCTTGAATGTTGCGAACGACGATATCACCATAGAAATGGGAATACCAAAACAATTTCATAAAGCGGAAGATGTGGTTCCGATTCACGCCATAGTCAAAGATATAAGATTTGGCCGTGGGGAATGGATACAGAAATACGGTGATATCTCGGAAGAAGATAAAAAAAAGGTCATAGACAATCTTCCAGCAGAGTATTTTAATAAAATTTTGAAAAAGATATTGAATTGCAAAAATAAAACATCAAAATTCGAAAATCCCAATCTCAAAGATATGAACCTGAATTTCTTATCGGGTGATCCTTATCGTTTTTTAATTAATCTTTTTTCTCCCTATGGTAGAGATTACTATAGGGATGTCATATATTACCTCTCAAGTAAGATAGCGGGTGATATACTACTCAGTTCCACGATGATGGATATCGAATATTATATCCATAAAATGGAAGATGAAAATAAACAAGAAAGTAACCCACAATTAAGTTGATTTATCGATACCACCCACTTAAATAGAAAATATGGAAGAAGAAAAAAACAATCTCGTCGGCTTACTTGACCACATTGAGGGGCTTAAAGATAAGAAAATCAAGGTTTACCAAGCATCTACTGGAAAAAACATCGATTCATCGCTCTTAACCTTTAAACAACAGAAGGAATTAATCTCCACCGTTGTGGATGGTCCTGTCGGGGCGTTGAAGTTCCAAAAGATACTGAATGACATCTTACTCGAAAATACTGGTAATGATGAACTTCTAATCAGCGACAAGCTTCCAATAATTCTACCCATTCGGTGTGGGAGTATCGGTAAAGAGGTGAAAAGGGATGATAAGACATTCGATATCACGGAAAACATCACCAGATCGAAGTCTTTCACACCACCCAAATTCACCAAAATCAAAGACAAAATCGACATCGAATTATACTACCCTACTCTGAAAGAAGAGAATAAGGTCATTCTCCGTGCAATCGAAATATTGAAAAAGGATGGTGATGATACTGGTAAGAGTATTGGCGATATCTTCACTGTCGAAATCGTCAAATATATTAAAAGTGTCACATACGATGGTAACGAACTCAATTTCTTGGAACTTCCCATCAATGATAGGATAAAGGTGGTGGAAAATATGCCACTTTCCCTCAATAAAAAGATCGTCAATATGATCGAAGGGTTCAAGGATGCTGAGAACAAACTCCTCAAAATAGAAGAGGGAGAAGAGAGTATCGACATCGATATATCGTTTTTCGACAACTGATTTGACCACCAGTGTTAAATAATTGAGTGGATAATCAAATTCAATTATTGGAATCAGTCTTGGGGTATCTCAAAGCTCAACAAGAGCGGGACGATGTCAATTCTGGTGGTAAGCAATCCTCTGAAGATAAAAACATTCTTCAAGGGAATACTCCATCTGACCCAAATAACATGGTCAGACCCAAATTAAGATCTAACGAGATAAGAAGGACTAATGAAGTAGCGAGTCTCTTTGCCAAGACATTTTTCGAATACGAGAAGAAAAATAAGAAAGACACCGCACCCAAAACATCCATCCAGAAAATATCCCCCCTAAAACAGGAAAGGAAAGTGGACAAGAATGGTTCAAAGGATAAAAAGGGATTCCCATGGAAATTGTTGCTCGGTGGATTGGGGTTATTAGGGCTTTTGGGTGGTGTCGGGGCTTTGATCACTGGTCTTCTGACTGATGGACCGTTTAAAGGAGCGTTGAAAATACTCGGTAAGTTGGGCATCAAGGGTGGTATCAAACTGTTGATGAGTGGTGCGAGAGGATTACTCAAAGGTCTTTGGAGTCTAGTAAAACTACCCTTTAAATTAGTTGGTAAGATTTTCGGTAAAATGGGCGGTAAATCGATATCTAAGATATTTGCAAAACTCACGGGTGGAACCATGTTCAAAATGGCTGCTAAATTCTTAAAACCATTATTGATGGTGATCAGGAAGGTTCCACTATTGGGTAATCTTATATCTATCGGATTTGCTGTATCTAGATTTATGGATGGTGATATTACTGCTGGTGTGATCGATTTGATCAGTGCAGCCTCGGGTCTACTTTACTTGGTTCCCGGTGGACAGGCAATCGCCCCCATTATCATGTGGGGTGCTGATATTCTGAACGCTTGGTTGGATTACTCCGCTTCCAAGCCCGAAAACAAAGGAAAATCTAAACTCAATATTCTTGGTGATATGGTCAAGAGTATTGGTAAATGGATATGGGATCACGGTCTCTATCTACCGCTTATAGGTGGCTTCAAAAGATGGGGTATGTCCTACGAAGCATTTAAGAGTGGTAACATCTTGGATGGTGTGAATCAGTTCGGTGCTGGTCTCCTAACATTCATTGGCAGTGGTGGTATCGTCAAAGGTGTTGAAATGCTTATGGGTCTCATGGGTGGAGAGA